GCATCAACCGGCTCGGAACCGTCAATCGCATCAATGATCAAGTCTTTCATGGAAATCTCCGGGGGTTAGGTGGGCGGGTGCCCGTCGCAATTTTAGCGTTTCTGTAAGACAGGGAAGTTACTTTTTCAAACCTTTGAGCATCATGGCTAACCGTGCGCGTTGCCCGAGCTTCCCTGGCTTTTTTGCCGCAGCCGCAAGTTTCTTTTCAGGAATGGGCTTACCAGCCTTGGCGCCAAGTTCAGCACGAAGAGCGCCGGGTTTCTTGATTGCGTTCTGAATCCAATTTTTTGTCATAGTTTATCTTTTATGGGATTGTTGTAACTGAAGAAGTAAATGTTGTAGTTGTGTTGCTGAGCGACGAGGTAGAGTCGATAAGCAAAGTAGCAGCGTCAGTAAGCGTGGATGCCGAGTCAGTAAGCGAAGTGGAAGAATCTGCAAGTGAAGAAGCAGCGTAAGTAAACGAAGAACCGCCAACCGTGTATGTGCCAGTCAACGAACCGTCGCCGGGAAGTCTGGCGAATAAAAAGCTGTTTGTGCTGTTGCCACAAATGTAAACATTCCCCAGAGTATCCACCGCAATAGATTGCGCAGAATCCGTGCCAGCGCTGCCCAAACTTCTTTGCCACTGAATGGTTCCAGAAGTGTTGTATTTGGCGATTATGGCATCCCCAGTACCTGAGATATCCGAATTACCACAAACATAGACATTGCTTGAAGCGTCTACCGCGACCCCAAATCCTTTATTATTAGTTCCGCCAGTTAAAGATCTTTGCCATTGAATAGCTCCAGAAGTGTTGTATTTAGCTATTTGAATAGAAGAACCCGCAGCCCCACAAATATAGGAGTTACCAGAAGAATCTACGGCTATTGTTCCCGGTATATCAAGTGCAGCGCTGTTTAACTGTCTTTTCCATTGGATAATTCCAGACGTATTGTATTTAGCTATTTGAAAGTCAAAATTACCACTTACGTCGGAAGTACCCAATACATAGACATTCCCAGAAGAATCCGCAGCAACTGAATAACCAAAACTACTTATCCCTCCGCTTAAACTTCTTTGCCACTGAATAGCCCCAGAACCGTTGTATTTAATTATTTCAAAACTTACGTTATAGCCGCAGACATATACACCCCCAGACGCATCTACCGCAATAGATAGATTAGAACCATTAGTTATTTTCCTCTGCCACCCAAGCGCGCCGGTTGCATCGTACTTGGCTATTTGGGCGTCCGAGGTCCCGCTGTCATTGGAAACCCCACAAACATAAATGTTGTTAGAAGAATCTATAGCAATAGAATTGCCTGTGTCCGTCGAACTACTCCCCTCTAGCCTTAATTGCCATTGAATCGCGCCAACAGTGTTGTATTTAGCTAATTGAAAATCAGTAGCGCCACCAGAACTTGGGATTGTATACCCACAAAGATAAACATTGTTATTAGAATCTAGCGCAACGGAATTACATTTTGCCCCAAAAGAATCAATTAAGCGCCCAATCCAATAGACGTTATTTGGTAACGGCCATGTCCCAGCCTTGATATACGCTATCGTTTGATCAAGTGTCCAAATGCCGGGGGCGGCAGACGTTGTGGGGACTACGGGGGTCTTAGTGATCAACCCACCGGGGTAGCGTTTAGACATTGTTTAAGCCAAATGGGTTTCTTGGGTCAAACGGGCGATTAGCAAACGCAATCTCTTCTGGTGTAGCGTCACGAACTTCCCATGTCCAGTACCAAGTGCCGTCAGTCTGCTGCGGCGGTCCTGCCACGCACCGCTGGGTCTTTGGGTCGTACTCAGGTTGGTCTACCCACTCAACATGCGCATAGTCATCCATCCCAACAGGGTCAATCTCAATGTCCCCAATGTGGCGTGGGAACTCAAGCGTCGATAGTTTGATGTATGAACTCATAGTGTAGTAACGGCAGAAGTTAAGGATGTAGTGGCGTCCGTAAGCGATGAGGTCGCATCAGCAAGAGTTGAAACAGTGTCGCTATTACCAGCTACTGCACTAGCGGCAGAGCTAGACGCGGCAGTGTACGATGTGACTGCGTAAGTAATTGCCGTACCGCCAACCGTGTACGTACCTGTTAACGAACCGTCAGTTGGAAGTTTTGCAACCAAAATGCCGGAACCGGAACGTGTCGTAACATAGACATTAGAAGAGTAGTCTACTGCTATAGCAGCACCGGCACCAGAACTCAAGCTTCTTTGCCACTGGATCGTACCGGACGGGTCGTATTTTGCTATTACACTCTTTGTTGCTAAAAGGGCACCAACATACGCATTCCCAGAAGGATCTACTGCAACACTAATGCCCCCACCGCCAAAACTGCCATCATCTAAAATTCTTCGCCACTGCAACGTGCCTGAAGTATCGTACTTAATTAGTGCAGGAACGCCGTTTCCACTACTAAGTAAGTTGCCCCCAATATAAACGTTGCTAGATAAATCTACTGCGATACCAGAACCGCCAGTAAAAGGACTGCTTAAATTCTCGATTTGTCTTTGCCACTGAATAGACCCATAAGTATTGTACTTAGCTATTAAAAACCCGGAATACGTCTCCCCATCACCGTAGTCCCCACAAAAATACACATTACCGTAAACATCTACGGCTGTGCCCATGCTGGGTATAGTGCTCCCAGAACTTAATCTTCTTTGCCATTGAATAACGCCAGAATTGTCATATTTAGCTATTTGAAAATAAAACGTACTCGAAGAGATTGGGGATGCAAATCCAGAAACATATATATTACCCGACAAATCTACTGCTATAGAAGTTCCTGCCGCAACAGTGATAAGCCCCGTTCCTAAACTCTTTTGCCATTGAATAACTCCGTACGTATCGTACTTGGCTAACTCAAGGTACGAACTGCGTGGACTGCCTGTTACGTTAGAGTATGCTTGACCACAAACGTACACGTTGCCAGAAGAGTCTGTTGCAACAGCAAGACCGGTATTTGAATTACCGTCCAAACCCCCTAAACTTCTTTGCCATTGAATAGCGCCAAAGCTATTGTATTTGGCTATTAAAAAGTTGGTTGAGACTGAACCGCAAGTATAAGAGTTGCCAAGAGGATCTACGGTTATAGCCCCAATAGATCCACCACTAAGCGTCCCCATCCAGTAAGTGCCGCCAATTTGGGTGGGCCAAGTACCCGCAGCTTGCGCCTGCATTTGTTGAACTAGCGTCCAAGATCCGGTAGCCCGTGCTAACGATGTGCTCGGCGGGGTTGCTGATATTACCGCCCCTTTGTAGCGCATGGACATTTATGAAATCACTTCATAACTGACGCTAAATGTAATACCGTTTGCGGTACTAGATGTCACAGAGATTGATGTGCCTTCTTGCAGATATATCTGAGTGGTCTTGTCTACCACAATTAAAGATGCGTTTGATGGGACTGAAATAGCCGAAGCGATGGGGTAGGCAGTACCTCCTGCTGGCGCAGAACCTTGAGCTACAGCGCCGTTGGTGTAGATACTTACCGTGGCATTAATTGCCGTAGATCCGTTGACGTTAGCTGCAACGATCTGATTGATCTTAAAGACCTGCCCAGATGCTGCCGTGTTACGGACCAACACAACCGCTGTTGTCCCAGTGGGCGTGAAATACGTTGTAGTGCCGGATGCCGTCGTTGCGGCCAATAAATTTGGATTTGACATAGCTTACGTTCCAAAAATAAAAGTGATCATTGTGGCCTTGGCTTGGTTTGTTCCTGTTGCAGATGTCCAAGTAGTACCGTCTGAAACTAGTACGTTACCTGCCGTTCCCGGCGAAATGCCTGCGGTCCCACCATTGTTGTTATACAGCACCTGATTGTTTGTTGAAGTGCCAATACCGCCACCAACGTTCACAAAATCAGCCCCATCCCACGCAAGTATAGATTTTCCTAATATTGGGATGGTTACGCCTGCTGTTGGGCCAGCACCCCTGAACGTGACTGTGTACGCCGAAGATGTATTGATGATTACGTAAGTCTTGCTCGCTGCTGGGGCCGTGATAATGATGTTGCCCGATGCGGGAGAAGCGATAATGATCGCATACTGCGAAGAGTTTGCCCCAAGACTTTGATTAGTAGTCTTTGTAAGTGTGGTATCGCCCGTAACCGTCAGCGCCCCAGCGACAGCAGCGTCTACATAGTTTGTTATGAAGTTATTGACTGTGTCGCCCCAAGTACCCGACAACTCCCCCTGAACGGGGAGGGCAAGCCCAAGAAGCGGAGTATATGAAGTTGTCATCGCAGTCCTTTAGTTTGTCGGAATGTCCGTCCACACCGGATCTTGGACAGTAGAGATTTCCACCCAGATCGGACTTTGATCTGCGTCCGACACAACCCCAGCTTCAACCACCGTTAACGAATAAGTCGTGGGGTTTGAAGTTGCGTAAGGTTGTGCGCTATATGGGCCGTCGCCGTAAAGCATTCTTTAAATCCGATACAAAATGTATGTACTTGCAGCAGTTCTGCGGATACGGAATCGGGCGGAAATACCTGTTAGGACCGTAAGTGTTCCCACGTTTGTGACGCCAGTATTTACTGCCACAGTGACCGTACCAGCGGTGCCGTTGATAACAATAAAGTCGTACGCTATGTTTGTAGTTGACCAGTCTGCTAACGTATCAAGCGTGGTCCCTAGCGGCATTGTTAATGTGTAGGGGGCGGTGCCCGTGCAACTAAGAATTTGCGTTTGAAGATTTGCGTTGGTTAGTGGGTTAATAGCGCCAGTAACTGCAAGCGGAGTTGGGGAATAAGACATAACCGCGCCAGCTTGCACTTGCACGTTACCGGCGTTGTCAACGCGGACTTTTTCAGTAACTACCGAAGCATTGGCGGTGTTAATAACAAAACTGCCGTTAACAGCCCCCGCAGTATTGGCGTTAATAGACGAACCAATTTGCGCGTATACAACAGCAGCATTGCTGCTATTTTGCATCTGGAAGTCAATTAAGCCTTCATTGCCTACAGTATTGTCTGTTCGTATAAATGTTGCAGTGGATTCTATAGAATCAGAAACAGTTAGCCGTTTTCCGTTGGTCGCCGTACCAACCAGCAAGTTGCCGGAAGCGTTGATGTACACAACGCCAGCACTGTTAGTAGCAAACCCTACCGTGTTGGCGGCAGGTAAGTACATGCCGTTGGTAGGCGCAGTGCTGCTTGTGGGAATTAGACTTGCTGCTGTCGCCGTGCCCGTCGCTGTAACTGTCCCCGCTGTTGTAACACTGCCCGCTGTAGCGCTCCCCGTTGTTGCAAAATTAGTACCATCAAACGTAAGCGCACTTGTTGCTGTGGCAACACCAGAGCCGGTATAAAATAAAACCCCGTTAGTAGAAGCGCCGCCATTGGCTTGAACGAGCGTCCGAGTAGCTGGTTGGGTGACAAATACTTCTTTTGTTCCCGCCGAAAATGAAACTAATGAACCGTTATTGCTTGATGCGAGCACCGTTGTCCGGGTTAAAACTGTGCTGGAAGCGTTAAGAGTCCCGTAGCCAACTTCCCATTCAGTCGCAGTCTGGCTGGCAATCGTGTAGTAGGTCGTATTGCTGTTACCAATGCCGACAGCGAAAGACTGAAACCCCGCAACCGCCCCAGCCAAAGTTACTGCCCCTGTGCCAGCCGTAGTGGTGGTTTCCTTTACCCGATCAGCAACAACAAATGCCATGATTAAGCCGCCGTTAAGCTAAATGTGTAGGTGACGTTTACGGTATCGTTCAAAGTAACCCCGCGATTTCCGCCCGTAAAGTTCGACGCTGAAAACAAAGTCCCCGCCGTGCCACCCTTTATGTTGGCATCAACCAAAAAAGCCCCGGCAATAGTCCCGCTAGCACTAATAGTAAACACAGCCGCAGAAGTTGCGTTGGTCACAACCGAAGGGTTAGCCGCGCTAGCGGCAGTAAAAGTCGCTGCTCTACGGGTCGCTTGGCTGTAGTTTGTAAACTCTGTCCACCCGGCGTGGCTTGACATTGTGTCGTTGGCAGAATACGTGACGCCAGATCCCGGCCCCGTCACAAGCCCAATATACCAAGATGTAATTTGAGCGCCGTTAGTCAGCGCAGTCCCAGCCATGTACTGAAGACCCACGTTTACTACTAGGTTGTGGTTCTTCTCTTCCCACTTCAAGTTTCCGTCTTCGTCATAACAAAGAACGCTAAACTCGCCTGATGCCAGCAATTTTTCCACGGTTATGCAATCCTGATAATTGCCGAAGTGTTGGTAGCCGCCGGGAATTGTACTGTAAAAGTGTTGGCCGAAGTCTTATCTGCACCAAAATCCAGTACGCAGATAGCCGGGTTAGAAGCGCCGTCGTCCAGATAAATCAAAGCTCCCCGCGCAGTAACCGCAGTAGACCAGACGGCGTTACTAAATGACCAGTACGATACCGTGCCGGTATTACCCACAGTAGGGACTTGACTAACAACAAGGATTTGCCCCCCAGCGGTATACCCCGAGGCAGAAACCTCGCCTGTTGAAGTGTATCCCGTGGTGGTCGCATCTAACGTAGCGGCGTTTGTATACAGCGCAATCTTGAAGACCTGCGAAGTGCCGGAGCTAAAATTAAATGTCCCACTAGGAAGCCCAGTCTTAAACGTGTTAGTGGTCCAATTTCCCGTAAATGGCATCAGGTCACCGGCTGTCTGTATTGACCAGAACGATACGCATCTTGCCGTTCCAACCCATCACCCAACCGTTTCGCAAGACCAATCGCTTCTTTGTACTTACCGTCGTATAGTGCCATCATATCCTGCTCACCTTTCATGAACGTGTAGGCTTCAACAAGAGTCCCGTACAACAGCACCGTATCAAAATTATCGCCCAGCCAGCTAGCCCCCGCCGTGACAATAGACGGTGGATAAAAGAAGTAATGCAACTCCATTGTGTATATGGCGTCTGGAGTTGGGCCAAGTATAAATGTCAGTTCGTTTATGTCGCTCGACCGCGGGCCAAACAGCGCGTAGTACTTGGGCAGTGCCGTGTCTGTGGGCTGTGGGTACGCTTCGCGGATGAAGTTAACGTCTTTGTTCAGCAAGTACGAATAGTTGCCCGTCGCGTCAATAACCGCCATAGAGTACGAAGATAAGAAATCATCTGGGCAAGCAAGGTACTTATTCGATGGGCTTGTTGTCCCGGTCACGTTTCTACGCAGCGAAGGGAATTGAACTGTGTTGTAAATGCGCTGTTCCGCCTGCTCAATGAACGTATTCATGTTCACAGTTGGGAACGTATTCTCCGCATAGTCGGAAACCGCAGTTACAAGTTCAGCGTAGTTCACGCCATCGGTCCCCGAGCCATCGTGCCTTTAGTAGCACAACCATTACCACGGGTTTTAATTCCGGTCGCCTTAACCTCGGCGTATGGCTTAGAACGGAACTCGCCCACACTCAGCGCCAAGTCTTCTGGTTTAATCCGATTGCCCGCACCATACCCGCTATTGCCCAGATCTACACCGGCCTTGCCGTCCATAGTGTGCGGTTCTGCGTAAACTGAAGCTGGGCCGACCTCTTTGCCGCCTTGTTTCATGCTGAACTTAGCCATTATTTGCTACCTTGGTTCATGGCGCGGGACAAATTTTTGCCGTACTTCATGCGGTCATCCGTAGTGGGACCGCCGGCCTTCAATTTCTTGACGCCTTTGTGTAGCCGCTTTTCGTGCGCGCGGACTTCTGTGTCCGCAATCGCCTTTACCATCTTCTTGTCCATGATGATTCCTATGTCGTCACAACCGTTACTGTACCCAATTGCACCCGTAAAGCCAAGTTATTTGGGGTCAACGCCGTATCAAAAAAACTTGCCCCACCAACCGGATTCCATCCCCACTGAAACACTCGACTGCCGCCGCCGGAGTAACCATCAGCAAGAAGCCCGGACACTTCGTAGCTGTTATCTCTGCGCGGATCGCGCACCCCCTGCGGGTCATCTACCGGATACATCCCCAACTGCAATTGCGGCTGGTCGGGGTCCCAGCAATTTGGGCAAACCAGCAAGTTGTAGGTCTTGGTCTTGACGACTTCTTTTCTAAGAATGCTCAGCTTAAACCTAAACCCACACCGATCACATTCAGCAATCGAGTTCTTACCCGATGCAAACCTATTGCCCATTTACGGACCATACCCGATAAACATCTGACGCGGCACCAAACGAAGCGCCGCCGTTTCACGATCTTCTTGCGCAGCCATTTCCCAAGCTTCGTCGTACTGCATCTTCAACACATCAAGGCGCTGCATGCCGTTGGGAACTTTTAATGCCACGTAATACGCAAGCCCCGCCGCCATACACGGAATAAACCTAAACGGCACATCCATAACATTCACACCGCCGCCAGCATCCTGCGTGCGCCGCATACGCCAATAAACAAGTTGGTATGGGGTCGAAGTATCTGGTGTGGGCCAGACCGTAACAGCCGGGGTCTGTTGCCAATAAACTGTAGCGCCTGCCGTATGTCCCGCCGCCGTTGTGTTCTGCTGCGCACGGAAACAGTTATACAGCGTGTTGCCAGTTATATAGCCGTAGTTAATAACTTCCGAGTCAATCTTAACAAACCCCGCAGCAGGCAAGTTGTCCACAGAACTAACCGTAATAGTCGTGTCCGTGCTACTAATTGTTGTGCTCAGCGTAGCTGAAACTGGCGTTGTTTGTCCATTATAGCGCTGAACCCACACTTGAATAGGCCGACCTTGCGCCAGTTTGTTTGGCAGCGTGGCGTACGTCGATACGCTGATGCGAGTGATCGTTAGGTCGGATTGGTTAGCGCCGCTGTTAGCGTTCGTGCGGATTACATGCTCAAGCAAATCCACTGTGTCGTTGGGAAGCGGGTACGTGTTCTGCCCCGGTACTAGGGTGATCGTGCCCTGCTCAAACGTCCACATGTTAATGCCCCGGTTTGCCCAGTCGGCAAACATGAGGTTGAGCGACCGCCTAGCCGTACGAAGATCATACCCAGAGCGCAACTCCGAGCCAGCACGCTCAAAGGCTTCCTCGACCAGTTCCGTCAGGTCAAGGTTAAATGTAGTTTGGCCGGAAGTATTTGCCATTCTTAGTAGCCGTCTGACGACCAAGATTGGGATGTCCAATCTTGCTGTGCGGGTTGCCGTGAATTAGTAACACCCGTTGTAGACGGCGCTGGGTTAGAGATTGCCTGCCCCCGTTGAAGGAACTGTTGGTTTGCTGCATTTATTTGCGCTTGCGTACTTTGCTGCGGTTGTTGAGCGTATGCGTTCTGCATACCAAACAGGCCACCTAATCCGCCGTACATTTGGTACGGGTTAAACTGCTGTCGTTGGTATGGATTAAACTGCTGTTGACCGCCGCGACCCATGCCGCTGTCGTCCAATGCAGCGCGCATAGCTGCTTGTCCCTGTGGTTCATACTGCTTCTGGAAGCCCTGCATCTTGCCCTGTAGGTCCTGCAACTGCTTATACATGGGCGCTTGCTTCACGTAGTCATTCATCTGCCTATTCAGATCTTCGCTTTGCTTTTGATACCCTTGAAACTCTGGGTTATCCATGAAAGCCGGTCGTTGGGGTTGCTGTTGTTGCATCTGTCGCTGTTGGTTCATTTGCAACTGATACGGGATCTGGAACCCAAACTGGCGCTGATCCGCTGGGGAATATGGGTTGTATATGGTCGGCGCACCATAGGGGTTCTGAAACTGCGGTGTGGGATTGGTTTGCGATGGTTGCGGTGGCCCAACACCAAAGATGCCGCCTATACCCTTAAGCATGCCACTCCCTTGAGTGGAGCCATATCCCCCAGAATCATCTTGCGGCGCCCTATTGCCACTAAACAGCCCGTTAGCCGCAGCGCCTTGTACGGCTTGGTTTGCTGAACTCCCAATTCCAGATCCGCCTGCCATCACTTCCTCGCGGTTTTAGCCGAGTCAATAAACGCTTGAGCAGTCGGTGCTCCCGGATCTCCGGGTTTACGCATCTTAGCCCCACGCTTACGCTTGGCATTGATGTTGGCGTACAAGCCAACGGGTCCGCCCTTCTTGTACTCAGTAAAATCCGTGTCGTCGCGGCGCGCCTTGACCTTTGCACCCGGCATCTTCTTGGGGTTAATGTCCCCCATGCCGCGACTGGCTCTCATACAAACCGACCCTTGGTCTTGCCCTTGGCAGCACACCCATCTGCACGCGAAGATGCCGAGCCGCCTTTAGCCATCTTTTTAACTGCGCCGCCACGCTTCATGCCGGGGGCCATACCGGGCGAGCCGGACATCATATTGGCTTGCGCAGCTTTTTCCTTCTCCTGTTTTTCTTTTTCAAAGCTATCTGATAGCGCTTTAGGCACAAGCCCCATTGCCCCGGAAGACGCCAATGATCTAGTAATATGCAAAGGATCAAGAATGTCGATACCTTTCATGATTAAACTACCTTTCCTTTAGTTTTGCCGCGTTGCGCACACCCATCTGCACGCGAAGAAGCCGAGGAAACAGAACCGCCCTTTTTAAGCCCAACCGCGTCAAGTGCATTCTGAATAAACTTGGGCGCTCGCTCGCGCATAGCCATACGATCTTCTTTACTAGCGCGTCCCAAGTACCTTTCTGCAAAAGGCATTTCTGCTTTTGGTTTGTCGGTTTGGGGTCCTACGTCCGCATACCCTTTGCGCAACGCCGCAGCCATGTCGGGGGACTGCATGCCATCCGAAGCCTTAGTATATTCTTTTGGCTCGCTAGTAGTCGGGGCCGCAGGTGTGCGCCCAGCTTTGTAATCTGGGGCTTCTCCGCCTTTACGGGTAAGTCCGCGTTTGGCGTTCAGGTAATCCCTAAGATTGGTGTACTCAGATGCTTCAAGCTCAGCTTTGCTGACGACTTCTTTCTTAGCCATGATTAGCAGGCTCCGCCTTTTTTGAGTAGTTTGCCTTTGGTCTTGCCTTTCTGGGCAATCCCGTCCGCGCGTGAAGAAGCAGCCCCGCCCTTCTTCATGCCCATCATCTCAGCTTTCTCATGCTTGACCATAGCGGCAGGAGCACCTTTCTTTTTCATGAAAGCCACTTCTTTACCGACCATTTTCTTTGACTCAGCCATCTCACCACCTTTTGAAAATTTACGACCCTTATCAGCCGCTGCGAAGTCCTTGCCCACGGACTGAGGGACGCCAGCTTTCTTGGCAAAACTGGGGCTGTGGGCTACAGCCTCCAT